GTAGCAAGTGTTATTGCATTCTTAATGAGGAATGTTGTTGCCAAGGCCATAGGCTTCATATTAAAACCAATATCTGCTCTTATTAGGGGAATTGTTAACTTTGTAGGCGGATTCATAAAGATCTTTAAGGGAGACTTTATGGCTGGTATTAAACAAGTTCTTTCTGGTGTTGGTAAAGCAATTATTGGTCTTATGGGGCCATTTGCCCATGTCTTTAGATTTATTATTTCAGGCTGGTTGCAGGTTGCTAAAGCAGCAGCTTACGTAACAAGTTGGATACCTGGAGTTAAAAGCTTAACAAAAGGTGTTGTTAGCGCTCTTGAAGGAATTCTTGGCTTTATTGATGACGCAATGAAACAAGGAGATGGATCTGAAATTGTTAAATCAGCAACTGATGGGGCTAAAGAAGAGGCAAAGGATCAAGGTGAAATTATTGGAGATGCTTTAGGTGAGGGCATTGAAGAGGGAGTAGGTGGTAGCGCAGGTTCAGTAGGCCAAGCTCTCAGAGATATGCTGCAGGAATTTGTTGACAAAACTCTTGATTATGTTGCTGAAAATGTCAAAGACTACACAGGTCAACTCACGCAAGCACTACAGGATCAAAAAGAAGCTGCTCTTAAGGTATTTGATGATCAAATTAAAACAATAGATGCTCTTGAAAAAGCAGAGGAATCTCTCACAAGAACAAAAGAATACGAACTTAAAAGAAGAGAGATGCTTGATGAAAGAGAACTTAATAGACAAAATTATGTTCGCAATCGCGCTTTGGCTATTTATGAAGGTCGTATTGATGATGCAAGAATGCTTGATCTGGAGGAGCAAAAAGCAAAGATTGAATCTGCAAAATCAGTATCAGACCTAGATACTAAGAGAGCAGAGGATCTTGCAAAAGAAAATAGAGATGCTATTCGTGAAGCAATTAAGGAAGCAAAAGAGGCTGCTTCAGAATACTACGACTCAGTAATTGAAGACTTCCAGAAAGCAGCAGAAAAAATTACTGAATTCCCTCCAAATACAATTGATGAGTTTAATAACCAATTAAATCAACTGCTAAATGCTGCTAAGGGAGTTGCAGCCGACAGTAAAGCAGAATTTGCAAATATGATGACAGAATTGGCAACTAAAATCACTACTGGTCTTCCAAATGAAGCAGTAGGTGCTTTTACTACAAGTCTTGATCAACTTGTAAATACGGCGGTTGATAAATATGGACTTGGAACTAATGCAAAAGATAATACAACAGTAATTGGTGCAACTATAGGAATGCTTAATGCAATTCCTACACAAATTAATTCTGGTCAATGGTCACAGCAAGCAAAAGATCTTTTTGGTAAAAAACTAGATTTACTTCCTGGCCAAATGAAGAGAATTGGAAATATTATGCTTGGTGGAAAAGAACAACCAGGTTCCCTTAGAAATATATTCTCTAGATTAAGAGATATCCTAAGAAATAATAATCCATTCCTTGTTTGGGTGAATGCAATGGATAGAGCTAATAAATCTATTCAGCACGCAATGGAAAGAACTGTTGGTCATATTTTAAGCAAGGTTCAAACCCTTGCTGCTGGACTTTCACCACTGCTTGCTGGCATTGCTTCAGAAATGGATAACGCTGCTAACTCTGGAGGAGGGGGAGGAGGCTCTGGTGGTGGAACAGCACCAACAGTAAGCAGTGGTCAGTCAAAGCATTTAATGAGTGATTTTAAGCCAATGCCTTTTAACCCAATGCCTTATCTCCCAATGCCTAATAACCCAATAGGTAACCCAATAGGAAGCACCACAGGTTTTAAACCACCCGTAGCAATGCCTTATCTTAAACCAAAGCCTGTTGAAACAATTTCTTTATCTAACCCAATGCCTAGTAACCCAATGCCTAAGAACCCAATGCCTAGTAACCCAATGCCTAGTAACCCAATGCCTAAGAACCCAATGCCTAGTAACCCAATGCCTAGTAACCCAATGCCTGTTAACACAATAAAGCCATATAATCCTCCAAAATATACATTTAAAAAAGCAAATGGTGGATATATAAATGCTTTCAGTTCTCAATCTATTCCAACACTTTTGCATGGTGGTGAATATGTTGTTAGTTCTAAAGCAGTTAGAAATATTGGGTTAGCAACTCTTGAAAGTCTAAATTCAATTAGAAATGCAAATACTTCTTCAATAAAGTCAGCAAATGGAACTGAATCTTATTCTGAGCAAAATATTAACATATGTGTTGACAATTTTATTGGCGAAAGAGAATGGTTTGAATCAATGATGAAGGAATACAATATCAAAGTTGTACCCAATAATCAAAGAGCCGCTGGTACAAATAAAAGGGTTGTTAGAACTTACAGTGGTATTAATAGAGGTATGTAATGGCTGTCATAGATAACCAACTTACAGATCTAGTAAATATAATCTCAATAAATGGAACAGAAATTACAGAACATGGAAGAACACTATCCTCAGACTACGCAATTAACTCTAGTGTAGTAGAACTTTCAAGAGGCCTGACTAAAAAGTACTTTAAGAAATCAAAAAGAAGTTTTGCATTTACATATACCCTTCTTCCAGAATCAACAGATCATACAATTGATGGCAGAGCTGGCAGAAATTTTTTAAGAACTCTTGTTGAAGCAAAACAATCTGCAACATTAGTTATTAAAGACACATCTAATTCTTATACTTATAATACAAGTGTTTTTGTAACTTCATATAATGAAGATCTTGTTAGAAGGGATTTTGAACAAGGCTACGCTTTTTATAATGTAACAATTGTTTTTGAGGAATTATAATGGCAACTGTAACAGGATCTGCTTCATTAGCAATCACAAGTCTTTCAACTTGCAATAATGTACTTAAACTTGTAGGTGGAACAACGATGTATAACGAGCCTAGAGCTTTGATTATCGTAAACAATAAACCACTTACAGACCACGGTAGAACAATTCAAATTGGTTACAATTTTTCAGTAACTGAAAATACAAACTGGAATGGTACAAGATCAAGGTATTTTAGAAGGGCATCTTCTTCTGGAAAAAATTCTTGGTCAATATCTTGGAGAATGGTTCCAGGAACAAAAAGAGACACAGCAGATGGTAGATACGGTAGAGATTACTTCAAAGAGCTGGCTTCAGGCGAAGATGTTTATACCCTAAAATTAATTAAAGTACAAGATGGAACATATTCAACTCACACCGTATTTGTTGAGGCTTATAATGAAAATCTAATTAGAAGAGACTTAATAAATAATGTATACTATTGGGACTGTTCTATTGTTTTTAATGAGGCATAATGTTAACTACTGATATTTATGGCAAAACTTTATCTAACTCTTTTAATACTGCCATAACTTCCTATGCCCAAAAAGTAAAGCCAAGAATTATTATAGATTTTTTGGATTTAAGACATTTAGATAATCTATCTGTTACAACAAACGACCCTCACTCAAATACTGCAAAAGGTAGCATTGGATATTATTTTTCAAAAGATCAGGTTGGAAATGGTCTTGAAAGACAGACCTTTACTTGGGCAGTATGCAATGCAAAAGATAAATATGGTGATGTAATTAAGTCAGACGGAACATATTTTGCTATGCCATCTTCTTTGGATAATAACTTAGAATATGGCTGGTGGTCTGGAACAAAGAGTCAAGCAAATACAGATCCTACATATACTGATTATTATGGGTTTGCTACAGACCCATATGTTGAAATGACATTTGATGAAAGAAAAGTTAATAAAATTGTCATCAACACAGCAGAGTTTCATGGCCAAATTAAAAATTATAGACTTGAAGTTTTTAATGGTGCTACATCAATCTTAGACGAAACTGGTTTGATAGAAGACGGTACTTATTTTAAAGAACATCTTATTGAAACCGCTGCTGCAAAAGCTGCTAGTTACGCAACAACTAAAATCAAAGTAACTGTATACACAACTAAAAACCCTACAGATTATGCAAGAATTCATTCAATAGTTCCTCTTTATCAAGTAGATATTACAGATTATGTTATTAACTATTCAATATCTCGTACTAGAGATCTACATGAAACAAACTTGCCAATTGGAGGTTCAAGTTCTTCTAAACTTTCTGTTTCTTTAGATAATACAAGCAAAGACTTTTCAAGGTTTAGTGCTGGTTCTGAGTATGGTCCGTATATGTATAAAGATCTTAAGGTTCATGTTTCAACTGGATGGCAGATTAAAAGAAGTGATGACATTATTTCAAACACCGCACTATCTGCAAATATAAGTAATTCATCAACAACAATTAATGTCTATGATGCAGACATATTTCCAGACGGTGGTGCTGGAAATGAGTTTACAATTAAAATTGATGCTGGAACCCAGAGCGAAGAAGTTATTTTATGTTCTGCTAAAGCAAGCGATAAAAGTCTTACCGCTTCACAGAGAGGTTATGCAAATACGACAGCAGTAGCCCATTCAACAGATGCTATTGTAAGTTTTGATACATATGAGTATATATCTGGCGGTACATTTTATATTGATGACTGGAGCGCCTCATCAGAAATGTCTGTAGGTTTTTCTGCCAATGACTGGTCAAAGTTCTTAACAGAAAAAACAATGGAAAGAGGATTCTTTCAACAAAACACAACTGTTGGAGACTCTATTGAAAATCTTCTAATGCATGCTGGTTTTCCAAAAGGTGACTATAACCAATTAAATTCATATTCTGACGGTATTAAAAAATTAAACCCAATTGCGAGTTGGTCGTTTAAAGAACCAACAATTGATAGATCTGGAAACGTAATTGTTCCATCAACTGGGTTTAGAGCAAGGTTCTGGGGGATGCCAGAAGGAAGAAGGCAGAATACAACTGTAGGAGACATTCTTGCAGATGCAATTGACAAAGTTCTAAGTCCATTAGACTTAGCACTTGGAGAAAAAGCTTTTACATCTCCATCTTTTGTAACATTAAGTAAAAGTATTTCAAACTCAAATGCTGCTATCAACTTTCAATCTTATACTTTTACTGGAGCCGATGGTAATACTTATGGAAGTTTTTATAATGGTGTTATGGATGGCTATTATGTTCCAATTAAACACGATGCCTCTGGAGAAGATTTTGTAATAACTGTAAGAAGGGGAGCTGTAAGGCTATATCTTGATGATACTCTTGTAATTGATTCATGGAAAAGGAATATCATATCAACAACAGTAACATCTTATGAAACTTTAGGAAGACACCTTAATTTAACACCAGGTCAACCCTATAAAATTAGATTAGAGTTTGCTCACTATGCTTCAACATTTGATTTATCACTATCCATCAAATATATTGGTGCAAATACAACATCTTTGATACCAGCAACTGATTGCTACACTATTGTCCCACTAGATTCAGTTGGATCTAAAGAAGAAAGTTATGATAAAGATGAAGATAACTTTAACCACTATAGAAACAATGGTGTTTATGTTGGAACACCAACTCTAGGAATTGCTTCTGGAATTGTTGGTGAATCTGATAATAAGGCTGTAACATTATCTAACTCAGCGTATATTAGAATTCCATATGACGAAACTCTTGATTTTGCTAACTCAGTAAGTCCGCTATACACAAGTGAATGGACAATTGAGTTATATGTTAAGCCAACAGGAAGTCCATATAGCAGTACTGGTGAATACTTGAGCACATGGAATAACTCATCTCCAACATCTGGGTTTGAGTTCTACAGTAATTCATCTTCAAATGGTTTTAAAATTATTGATAACGGTGGAACTAAAACTGTAAGCACAATAACTGCCCTATCAAACTCAGCATTTTCACATCTAGTTGTAACACATCAAGGTGGAAATATGAAGTATTACATCAATGGTGTAAAAGTTGATACGGAAGGTAGTATTTCTGGCGAGGTTTCTTGGGCTAATCGTGATATAACAATTGGAGGTCGTGGTGCATCATTTACTGCAAATACTGGTGAAGTTGCACCTTCAACAATTAGAAGTCTTGATATTGATGAGTTTGCAATATATAAAAGAGAACTATCTCAAGAGGAGATTAGCGATAGATATACAGCAACTCAAATGCAACCCCTTGGTAAATTCCCATTCCTATACGGTGGTAACAGCACAATCAGAGAAATTATTGATGGCATAGCGATTGCAGATCTTGGAAGGCTTTACATTGATGAAGAAGATTATGCAAGATACGAACACTTCTACAGGTTCTATGAAAATACAATTGCTCAACATAGCCAAATACAGTCAACATTTTCTGACTCTACCAATATTGTTTCTGGTGACTATAATGTTCAACTTCAAGCAAATAAGGTTGTTGTAAAGGTTGCTGGTCTTTCATCTGCCAAAATTGGAACACAGTCTTTATGGAGAGCACAAGATCCTACATCTTTAGCAGCTGTAACACTAACAGCAAATCTTACTGCAAATGCTACTAGTATGTATGTAAATACAACAGACGATCCAGTATTTCCAACTTCTGGTTATATAAAAATTGATAGTGAAATTATAAAATATTCATCTAAGTCTTCTTCTGAGTTTTTGAATCTTGAAAGAGGCGCTTTAGATACAACAGCAGCAACACATACCGCTAATGCTCTTGTTAGAGAGGTTAAGTACTTTGATGCTCAGTATGACAAAGCCCCAGCTTTTAATGTTAAGAATCCTTTGATTTCTGAGATTGACAACCAAGAACCAGACTTAATTGAAATTCATAAGTTTGAGGCTCAAGCATATAGTGCCAATTTAATTGTTGCTGCTTCAAACAATGTTAATTCTGGTGAAATTGTTTTCTTAGAAGGAACCAATCCTTTAACAGACAAAGTTGCATATGCTGCTATCGCTGGTATTCCAGTTATAACTACAGAACAAAATAGTCAAGTTATGGAGCAATCAGAAGCCTTGACGGAAAATATTAGAAAGTACGGTTTAAAGGAAGTTGTTATAGATAGCCCATACATTACAGATGCTGTTCAGGCCCAGAAATTGGCTACTTTTATCATAAATAAAATGCAAGATCCAGTTCCGATTATTACTATAAATACACTTGCAATGCCAAAAATACAACTTGGTGATAGAATTAGAATATCGTCTTTTGATGCACTAGACATTACTGACGTTGACTATTGGGTTGTATCTCACGATATGAATGTTGGAGATACATTGACTCACTCAATAACTCTAAGGAAGGCTTCATAATGGGCGATAGGCTTACTGGTAATACAATTAAAGGTGATGGTGAGAACAAGATTGTCTTCTTTAAAGGAGGCGGTCACAACCATGATGGAACCTCTTCTACATTAATTGACTCTAGCAAATATTCAGTATTTGATTTTAACTTTTCCCTTACAGGAACAGATCCAACAAGAGTAAGAAAACAAGCAAAAAATAAAAGTCAAGTTGAAAATTTTATTTTAGATACAGTTAATAAGGCATCGCTCAAACCAGAAAGTATAAGGCTTCAGCCATACTCTGTAACTTCTGACTTATTATCAGCGGACTTTATTCTTGTAGATCAAACCATATCAAGCAATGGTTACATTGCTAATTCTAATGGTTGGGCTATTTTTGCAAACGGATATGCAGAATTTGCAAATGTTTTAGTAAGAGGAAATATTCAAGCGACTACTGGAAGCATTGGTGGATGGCAGATAACTTCAAATACAATCCAATCAACAGACGCTACAGTAAAATTTATCTCTGATGCCTCCACTCTTGACGGTAATGTTTTAGTTTTTCAAGATAATGCATCAAGCCCAAGCAATTATATTACAATTTCAAGAAGTTCTATTAATGTTAGAGGCAATGGTATATCAACACAATATGGAACAACAATTGAACCAACATCACTTACAGTTACAGATAGTAATGATAAAACAACTGTTATTAGTGGTGGAAATGTTAGCATTGAAAATCAGCTTCAAGTTGCAAATTTGGCTTCTGGAAGTAATGCTTATTTATATGGTAATGGAGTTATGCAACTAAGTGATGGTGCAATTTTAACTTTATATCCAAATGCTTATATAAATTCTAATAGTGAGCTCCTACTAAGTGCTACTGGTGATTATACAAGAATATTTGGAGGTTCAACACTTCCAGCATCTTTAACCGCAAATACAGGAATACTTATAGTTGGAAGCCCAACAGGTGCTCATGTTGCTTTTGATGCAAATGAAATTCAAGCAAAAGCTAATGGAACAGCTGGTGCTAATCTTACTCTTAACAAAGCTGGTGGAGATGTAGAACTTTCAAACGGTGTTCTGACAACTGTTAGAGCATTTAACTCCATTATAGTAGGTGCAGCAATCACGATGAGTGGTGCTATTTCTGGAGTTGCAAGTTTAACGACAAACGCAAACACGGCTCCTTGGGTTCTTCAAAATTCTGACGGAACCGATATGATGCTAATTTCTCAAAACCTCGGTGTGTATAGCCAGTCATTAACTGGTGGTAGAAATATGATGGTTATATCCAACAATCTAATCGGATACAACAGTGCTTCATCAATTAGATTTAAAGAAGATATTAGCGAATATAGTTTCAATACAGAAGGTCTTTTATCAATAAAACCAGTTAGATTCAAATATAAAGAGGGATTCTCTATTTATGATGGTGATGAAAGGCCTTGGTCATATGGTTTTATTGCGGAAGATGTAGAGTCTGCTGGGGTTACAGAAATCTTACAGTATGACTCAGAAGGTAAGCCAGACTATATTGCTTATGACATGCTTCCTGTTCTCCACCATCAAATTCTAAGAACTTTTGATGAAAAGATAAAAAGTCTAGAAAATAGACTAAAAGCCTTAGAAGAGGTATAATTAAAGAGGTATTATGGCTTACGAAAACTATTCATTTGTATCTTGGACAGACGGAACACCGCTTTCAAGTGACAGGCTTGCTCAAATGTCAACAAATATTGAGCAGGTTAAAACTGCCAATGATGACAAAGCAATTGGAGTACTAGCCTTAAAAAATGTTACTACTAGTACAGCAAATTCAAACACATATGGTAGCGAAGTTGAAATTATTGGACTAAAAGATGAGAGCGGTTCTGGTGGTGCAGATAATAGGGTTTCAATTGATCCAAGTAGATACTATAAAGTTGTTCTAAATTTCCCAGGTGTTTCAATTTATGGTGCTGGTGGTGAAGATGGTAGATTTATTCTCAGACTATATAATGGTATATCTGGATCAGGCCCTACGGAGATTGCAGAGTATCAATTCAGTATGCCAATTCATAGTTTTATCAATACTGCAAGTGCAGTTGCAAATGTTGCTAATCATACACTAAAAACAACACCAAGATCTACAAGAGTTGGTGCTGGAAAATATGAAATTGTTCTAACATCAGATGCTTCTGGTCTTACAAATCAATCATTTTATTGCTCTCTAGAAAGAGCTGCTGGTGTAAGTTCTAACAACCCTTCTTCATATCAAGTGATCGCTTCTGTTTCAAATATGCAACTTTATGTTGAAGATGCTGGCGGAACTGTCTGATAGACTATGCCAAAAGAACTTGCATCAAAACGCAAGGATATTTCTTGGAAAGAAAAAACAAATGTTGGAGAAATGGCTTCTAATTATTCTGGAGGCAAATACATTGACGACAAAGGATATGTAAGAGTCCTAAATCCAGAGCATCCGCGCAATATTAAAGGGTATGTTTACGAACATAGACTTTTAATGGAAAAATACTTAGGTCGCCTATTACAGCCTTGGGAAACCGTTCATCATATTAATGAGATCAAAGTTGATAATAGAATTGAAAACCTCTTCCTCTGTACAGTAAGCGAACATAGCGCAATCCATAAAGAAGGTCGTAAAGGATCTATTGAAGAACGAGACAGGATGCGTAAGATGGCTAAAAATGTTAAGCCTCATACCATGAAAAGAGGTCATACAAAAAAAAGTCTTAAGGAAAGAAATTTTCCAAAAATTGACAAAAATCCCTAGGACTGGGTGTATCATAGGAAAACCCCAACTCAAGGAGATTGAATGAAGAAATGTGGAGCAGAAGGCTGTGACATTGAGTTTGAGCCTAATACTGCTAATCAGAAGTATGCTGATGCAAGTTGTAGGAAATCTATAGATTCCCTAGGCCTGTGTAAGTACAGAAAAGAAAATGGAATTGTAAGTATTCCAGTTAGTAATGAAGAAGAAGTTCCATCAACAGATGTAGAACTAAGAATTGCCTATACAAAGCTTCTTCAAGAATATGATAAGGTTAAAGGCAAACAAGATGCACTAGCAGACGCTGTATATCGTGCTGTAAAGGATGAGATTGGATTCTATAAAGAGTCACCGATTGAACCACCAGTACATGATGCTAGAACAACTGGAGAAGAAATAGCGGTTGCAGTTCTCGCTGACTGGCAGTTGGCTAAAGTTACTCCAGACTATAACTCATCTGTATGTGAAGATAGGATCTCTATCTTTGCAGAAAAGATTTGTCATCTTACAGACATTCAAAGACAAGACCATCCAGTTAAAGAATTGCATATTTGGGCATTGGGAGACATTATTGAGGGAGAACTAATTTTCCCTGGTCAATCTTTTTTGATTGATGGAGGTCTTTATCGTCAGATTACAATTGATGGTCCAAGAATTATGCGTAACTTCATCAAGAGAATGCTTGAGCATTTTGAGAAAGTTGTATTTGTAGGTGTCATTGGTAATCATGGTGCTCTTGGCGGTAGGTCAAGAAGAGATCACGATCCAGAAACTAATGGTGATAGAATGCTTTATCGCATCGTTCAACTTATGTTTGAAGATGAGAAAAGAATTGAATTCCATATTCCAGACGGTAAAGGCGAAAGGCACTGGTATGCAATTGACAGAATTGGTAACTACAGCAGTTTGCTTTGTCATGGAGATCAGTTCAGCAGTCTTTCAACAATGTATAGTTTCCAGAAGAAAGTTTATGGCTGGAAGATTGGTGCTTTAGGTGAAGACTTTGATGATGTTTACATTGGTCATTTCCATACTCCTACAAAGATGACCTTCAATACAATTCAGATGAGAATCTCTGGTAGCCCAGAGTCAACTAATACATATGCTTCTGAAAGTCTTGCTGCTATTGGAAGACCATCACAACCGTTAATGTTTGTTCATCCAGAGAAAGGTATTGTAACAGCAGAATACAACTGCTGGCTAGACAAATGAGAACTCTGAGATGTAAAAAATGCAAAGGCATTAAATACATTGGAGAAGAGTATGTAGCATTTGGCACTAAATATGTAGATGTTACATGCATGAAATGCGGACATTCTAAAGATATTGATGTAGAAAGTCTTAAAAAGTATCTCAAAGCTTTGGGATACAAAGGAGACAAGAGATATGTTTAGCAAGTCTCCAATAGCCAATAAGTTTTATAGGTATGCAAATACAATTGTAAAAATCAAGAAAGTTCAAAAAACAAAAAATAAAATTTTTGTTGAAGATCTTTCTAATGGCTCTTCTATTGTTATGCCATATGAACAGAGCGACCTTCTTTTGAGAAGAGTTTTTACTGTTGGTGAAGTAGCGAAAATAGTTGAAAGAAAATCAGATACGCTGAGAAAGTATGAAAGAAGAGGACTCATCCCAGAGTCTAAGAAATTTGGAGAACCATTTGGTTCGTACAAAAACTGGAGAATCTATGATGAAGATGATGTATATTCTATTGTAGAATTCTTTTCAGACAGAACGGCTGGTAGACCTGTTAAGGAACATTCAGTCAAAACAAAAATAAACACATTAAATCAAAAAGTAAAAATTATGAACAGGAGTGCAAATGTCAGATAAAGTAAAAGTATGGGCATCTATTGGAATTACTAAAAACTTGGGCAACTACGAGTCTTTGAGACTTGATGCTGGTGCAGAGTTATATGTTGATTCTGTTGATGAGAAAGAGGCTTGGCAAAAGCTTTGGGACTCAATTGATGCACAGATTGAAGCAAAACTTCAGGAAGTTGATCTAGGTAAGTAATGATTGACGACTCTAGAGCGTTGTGTCAAGGTGACGAAAAAAGCAGCGCTTGGTTTTCATATCAAATTGAAGATATTAACTACGCTAAATCAGTTTGTGCTGAGTGTGAAGTTAAATTGCCATGTTTCTTTAATGCTTTAGAAAATGAGTTTATGGGCGTTAACGCTGGTATATCTGAATTTGAATTTATGATGAAAACATGGAAGGAGGCAAAGACTAAAAATGAATCTAACTGGACAAGAAGTGATAAAGTACTTCAAAGAATCCTGCGAGAAGCACTCTAAGTTATTCATCCCAGATATTCCTAGGGAAGATGCTGTTGCAGAGAGTCTTGGAAAGTATTACAATTCAAAAGACCTTGAAAAAGCCATTGATTGGTATGTAAATACAAATAAAGGACCATTCCTTGTATTTGACTTTGCTGTTCAATCAAGGGATATTATTGAAAAGGCAAAATATGAATCTGAAGCCGTTGATCGGTTTAAGCAAATTGTTGAGGAAACAAAAAGAAAGTTCCATACTGAATGAACTATGAATCAAAACTAATTAATGCCATCGTTGACACAGGAGATTATGTAACTGCTGTAAACGCTGGTTGTGAAAACTGTTTTATTGAATACAGAGACATTTGGAGTTTTATTAACTCTCATTACGAGAGTCATAAGAAAGTTCCATCTAAAGAAACAGTCAAACATCACTATCCAGACTTTGAGTTCTTTAATACTACAGAACCAATTGATTACTATATTGATGAGGCAAAAAGGGAATCTCTGTCATATCAGACAAGACAGATTGTTGCAAAAGCACATAATGTTTTGACTGATAGTGGTCCAAAAGATGCTCTGACTTATTTGATGGAAAGTACATCAAAGCTTTATAAGTTCTCAAGTAGTCTTAAAGACACAGACCTGGTTGGAGAATGGAAAGATAGGCTTGATGACTTGAGAGAGAGATCTCTTAATCCAAATAAAGAATTTATCGGTATTCCAAGTGGTATTTCTGTTATTGATAAAACATTTGGCGGTTGGCAACCAGGTGACTTTGTTGTACTGCTTGGCTGGACAGGTGTTGGTAAATCATTTATTGCAAGACTATTTGCGGTTAATGCTTGGAAGGCTGGCTATAGGCCAATGATCATTTCATTAGAAATGAATAAGCACCAAGAAGGTCAAAGACTTGATACTTTGCTTAATAATGGTGAGGGGCATTTTACTAATACTGATCTTATCAAGGCAAATCCAAGCGTTGTTGGTACATACGAAACTTGGGGTGAAAAGATGTTTGATGGCAAACAGCCAATCTATCTAATCACATCAGAAGGTCTTGAAACAGCCGACCAAAACATGGTTCAGGCAAAGATTGACCAGTACCATCCAGACCTAGTTATTCTTGACTATCACGGTCTATTTGATGATGCTACAGGCGCTAGGAATGAAACTGAGAAGGCTAAGAACCTTTCTAAAGCCTTTAAGAGAATTGCGGTTAAGAATAATGTTCCTATCATTGACGTAGCAGCAGTAACTATGGCTGATGGTCACTCAGATAGACCACCAGAACTTGAAGAAGTTGCATGGAGTAAACAGCTTGCTTATGATGCTGACTTAGTTCTTGCAATCCACAGGGAATTTAACTCTGATCTTTTTCAAGTAGTATCTAGAAAGGTTAGAAGAGCAACACACTTTGGTTTCTATCTTAGATGGAACCTTGAGACAGGAAAATGGGCAGAAGAATGGGATCTGTAAAAAAACGAGAAATTGCTGGTGTAGCCAGAGATATTGAAACTATTATTAGACTTAGACCTTGGATGGAAGATGAAGCAAGAAATATCCACGGTCAGTTTAGTAAGTCAAAATTAATCACAGACTATGATAGTGAGAATGAACTCTTTAAATTCAAAATCATCCTTGAACCATAATCTTAGACAAGAGATAGTAAAGTTATTTGAGAATCATAATATTCAGATTGTTAATGAATCTGGAGAAGAAATAACTACCTATTGTCTTTTTCACCAAAACACAAATAGCCCTGCTTTTTATATCAATATTAAAACAGGCCTATGGCAGTGCTTTAACCCATCTTGCAATAAAAAGGGTAACTTTAGACAACTGTACAGGCATGTAACAGGAAAGTCTTATGGCAAAGATATTGCTTTAGACCCAATTGCCTTAAAGTTGATGCTAGAAAAAGAACTTGGTGATGAAGACCATAAAGATGAATTACAAATAGAGCAAATTCAACTTGATTATGAAAATGGTGAAGATAAGAAATTACTTAATCAGTTTTTTGAAAGAGGTCTTTCTTATGAAACATTAGAATATTTTGAAGTTGGATATTCTAAAGTTAAAGATAGAATTGTGATTCCTGTAAGAGATCAGCAATATAAACTGGTTGGTTTTATTGGAAGAGCAGTATATGATTACCAAGAACCTCGTTATTTATACAACAAGGGGTTTAAGAGAGCGAATGTGCTATTCAATATACAGAATGCAAAGAAATACGATTCATGCATTATTGTTGAGGGTAGTACTGATGCAATGAAGGTTCATCAGTCAGGGTTCCCAAATGTTGTAGCAGCATTGGGTGCAAAAATGTCTGATAACCATTTCGCCATGCTCAGAAAATACTTTGATGAAATCATCATCTTTTCTGATAATGACGGAGCAGGTGACGAAATGGCATCTGCTATAATTGTTGGGTGTCAAGGCAAAAGGATGTATAGAGCCAGCATTAGTGATGGTCTTAAAGATCCAGGCGAAATGACAGAACAACAAATTAAAGAAGCAATCACAAACAAAAAAACCACATACATTTAGGAGGTAGGTAGGAATGTTTAATTCAATTAAAACACTTAAAGATTTGGAATCAGCTACAGTTCCAAAGACAAATCAAGGTAGCGGAGTCAAGAAGTATTTTACTATTGGCTCTGGAGAATCTTACAAGATTCGTTTCCGTCAGGAACTTACAGAAGACGCTAAGTTTTATGACGAACAAGTAGGGGCAGGTATTACTGTTCCTGTTATCACATCACCAATTAACTGGAAATGGAAGACAGCATCTACAGCGAATTTGGCACAGTTTGATTACCGCTGTTGGGGTAACGAACAGGCTGTCGTTGATAAGCGCTGGAAGCCAAAGCAACACTTGCTGATCAACATTGCTGTTGAGACTGAACCAGGAAATTGGGAACCTCGTATCATTGATACGACATTTAATCAGCGTCATATTGGCCTTATTCTTATTGAATACGCCAAGGAATTCGGGACAATTACCGACAGATACTATAAGTATTCTCGTACAGGAACAGGTGCTTCAGACACAAACTATAGCCTTATTCCTCTTGAAGTTGCTGAGATGCCAGAAGTAATTAAAAACCTTCCGCTTCATCAACTTGATAATATTTATACAACTCTTGATTACAGCAAGCAACAGCAGTTCTTGACTACTGGTGAAATTGCTAAAGACAGTTGGTAAAGATTGGAGTGTGATGGCAGGGGGTAAAACCCCTGCCATCTACTATTATGAAAAACATTGTTTTAGACCTTGATGGCGTTATTGCTGATATCGCTTATGGGCTTAATAAAGTTCTGAAAGATAAGGTTGATTATTCTAAATGGTTGATTGAAGATAATTGCGATCAACAAGCTTTGGATATATTTGGTAATCCTTTGTTTTGGAAAAATCTTAAACCATTTGAAGATGCTTGGCATCAAGTAAACTATTGGTTTAGTTGTAATTATGACGTTTATGTTGTAACTGCTAGAAGAACCGATGCCTCAATGAGCAATACAGAAACTTGGCTTGATTCTTGGCGTATCAGCACAATGCGACCAATATTTACCAATATTGGAGAAAAGCATACTGTTATTAAAGAACTCAATCCAGTATTTGTAGTTGAAGATAATCCGAATGAAATTGCGATTCTAGAGAATCACGGAATCAACTGCTACATGCGTAATGCATGGTATAATCAGGACAGAAAAAAAGAATTTAAGAATATTGACACACTTTACGAATTGAGAATAAATGACTGATTTTGTTCATCTTCATTGCCATAGTGAATACTCACTGCTTGATGGAATGTCAACACCAACAGATATTGCAAGAATTGCTTCAACTAACGGACAATACGCTGCTGCTATTACAGATCATGGAACAATGGGAGGATTCTTAAAGTTTCAGAAAGCCTGTGAGTCTCATGCTGTTAAGCCTATCTTTGGTGTAGAAGCATATTTTGTTCCATCAGTGATTAGTGATGGTGAAGGTAAGCATGAGAGATTCCATCTTATCCTTCTTGCTAAGAATGATGAGGGATTGAAGAAGTTGTTTAAAGCATCTCAAGTAGGATGGGCTAATAACTTTTATTATAAGCCAAGAATTGATTTTGAACTACTTGAAGACTTAGTTGATAATGACATTGTTGCACTCTCTGGTTGTATGGGTAGTGCAATTTCTAAGGCAATCATGGCAGACAACTCTGCAAGAGCAGAGCAGTTGGCTGAAAGGTTTGTGTCTATTTTTGGAGATGACTTTTACTTTGAGACACAGGCATGGAACCCTAAGAAATTAAATGATGGACTTATTTCTCTTGCTGAATCTTTTAATAAAAAAGTAGTAGCGACTGCTGACTGCCATTTCCCAACTTACCAAGACAGAGGAGCCGAAGAGGTTCTTCTTCTTGTTTCGCAGTACCCAAGTTTTAACGCTCCAGAATTGAGAAGAGCAAGAGATAACAATTCTGTCTGTCAAGATGGAAGTATTGATATTATTGACAAAATGAATGCAATGTACCCAGATAGACATTTGCGTTTTGATGAAATCAATCCTTATATTGCACCTGCTTCTGACATTACTGAGTGGTTTAAGAAAGCTGGTTACGACAGAACAGATATTCTTGAGAATACGATTGAAGTTGCAGATAAATGTACGGCAAAGATGCCTACAAAAAGAAATCTTTTGCCAAAGTATTCTAAGTTTACTGACTCAGCATCTTATCTAAAAGAGATTGCTGACTTTGCAATTAAACAAAGAGGCCTTGGTCAAGAGTATAAAGAACGTCTTGATGAAGAGATTAAAATCATTAATGATTTAGGTTTTGCAGACTACTTCTTGATTGTATGGGATCTTGTTCATTGGGCAGATGCCAATAATATTGGTCGTGGTACTGGTAGAGGATCTGTTGGTGGAAGTGTGCTTGCATTTCTTCTTGATATCTCAAAGGTTGACCCAGTTAAGTACAGCCTGTTGTTCTCAAGATTTATTAATCCAGAGAGAAACGACTATCCAGACATTGACTTAGACTTTGAAGATAAGCGCAGACACGAAGTTAGAAACTATCTCAGAGAACGATGGGGTGAAGACAATGTAGCAGCAATTGCTACATATGGAGAATTTAAGCCCAAGTCTGTTATTAAAGACGTATCTAGAGTGTATCAAGTTCCATTTGAAGAAATTAACAGCATTACACCATTCTTTGAAACACTACAAGAACTAGAGTCATCACCTAGGGGTAAGTCGTTTATGACAAAGTATCCCGACATTATGAAGATCTCTAAGAAACTTGAAGGTCGTATTAGAAATACAGGCGTTCATGCTGCTGGTATGGTTGTATCTTCTATACCATTAACAGAAGTATGTCCTGTTGAAACAAGGAAGGAAACAAACCAAGACGGTAGATTCCTTGTTACTGCTTTTGATATGGATGATGCAGAAGCAGTTGGTCTTATTAAGGTTGATATTCTTGGTCTTAAAACTGTTTCGGTTATTAAAGACTGCATTGCCAAGATTAAAGAACTTTATGGTGTTGATGTATCAGAAGTTTCACTACAACTTGACGATCCTAAAGTATACGATAATTTTAATAAAGGGAATACTGTTGGAGTATTCCAAGCAGATGCTGCTGCTTATAGAAACCTAATTGACCGAATGGGTATTGATAACTTTAATGACCTTGTAGTTAGCAACGCACTAGTTCGCCCTGGTGCTCTTCTATCTCAGGGGCAAGATTATATCAACAGGAAGAAAGGCATTGATAATCCATCTTATGCACATCCTCTTGTGAAAGACATTCTTGAAGAGACATACGGAACTGTAATTTTTCAGGAACAACTTATGCAAATGGCAGTTATTCTTGCCGACTTCTCTTGGTCAGATGCTGATAAGCTTAGAAAAATTATTGGTAAGAAGCGAGATGCTAATGAGTTTGAACAATTTAAAGAGAAGTTTGTAAACAATCAATACTTAACAAGAAAGCAGTCTGAGAAGATTTGGGCAGACTTTGAATTGTCGGCTCTATATATGTTTAATAAGTCTCACGCAGTTGCTTATTCAATGCTCTCGTATCAGACAATGTGGTTGAAGATTAATTATCCAGCAGAGTTTGTATGGTCGCTACTTTATAATGAAGAGGCTACGGACAAAATTACTGCTTATCTAATGGAAGCACAGAGGCTAGGGGTTAGTATCCTGCCTCCAGATGTAAATCTTTCTGATGAGTATTTTACGATTGATAAAGGCAACGGAATTAGATTTGGTCTAAAAAATGTTGCTTCCTGTGGTAACTCTGCAATTAAAGAGATCTTAAATAAAAGACCTTTCTCTTCTTTTGATGAGTTTAATAACAAGTGTACAAAAACTGCTGTTAAGAGTAATCTTAGAGAAAATCTAGATAAGATTGGTGCATTTGAATCTCTTGGTCATGTGTCGCAGTTTGACCATAAGAAATATTACTTACCAATTCTTGGCTTTGCTATTGACGATCTTGATTCAAATAATGAACTTGATGAAATGGTAGGAAATATATCTGAGTTCCATGAAATCAATTCTGAGCTAACTTTGGTTAAGGCAATTGTTAGATCAACTAAGAAAACACCACAGTATCTTAGAGTAGAGTTTGAGGATAAATCAGGCTCTTGCACCTTGTTCGCTGATAGAAATGCAGAGATAGCCCAAAGAGACTATATGTATGCTCTTATTGGAGATAGGACTATCCATACATTCTGTGATGCATACCATTATCATGATACTGAGTTGTATGACATTATGATGATGAAAAGAAATGGGACTAACCATCAATACAGTTGGCTCTATGATCATGGCCTTGGCTTTGTAGAAGATGAAAAGTGTCTACTTAATATCTTTAGTGCTAGAAAGTTTACAACATCAAAAGGTAAAGAGATGGCAAACATCTATGCCTTTGATGGGAAAAAGATTGTAAAGATTGTACTCTTCTCAGCAATATGTAAGAAAGTATATCCACAGATTAAATTAGGTCAGTGGTATGCAGCTAAACTAGAAAAGATTGATGATAGAAACAATTTAACAAGAATTGACTCTTATAAACTAACTAGCGATCAAGCAATTATTACTGCTGATAGTTATATTCAAAGAAAGGGTCTAGTAAAGAGCAATGTTTGATTTAATTATTAGCGATAGCAAATGGTCTGAATCGCATGGTGCTGAAGGAAACCATCTTGGAATGGGAATAATGTATTATGCAATTCCATATGTTCTAAAAGCACAGCATTGTGTATGTCTAGGATCTGGCGCTGGTTTTGTTCCTAAATTAATGCACCGCGCACAGTCTCAATTGATAGAAGAGAGCATTATTTCTTCTCATAAAATTACATTAATTGATGCCAATATTGGACCTTGGGGACTTCCAGTTTATCAGGAAGGGATTGATGGTTATCCTGAAATTACTTTAATAAAGTCTATAACAGACGATGCTGTACAACTTGTTGACAATATTGACTATCTACATGTTGATGCAGATCATACATATGACCAAGTACTTAATGACTTTAATAATTATTTATCAAAAATGAATGGTGATAACTGGGCAATAACTGTTCATGATACATATAATTTTAGCGATGCAGATCATCCACCAATTGGTTCTTACCAAGCTGCTATTGATTTCTCGCAAGCAAATGATTTATATTTTACAAATTTTAGAATAGGTTGTGGTACTGGATTAATTATGCCAAGGAGGAAATTTGAAACGCTGGGAATATTTAATTTCTGAACAATATAAAATTAGAAAAATTATTGCTTCACATTATTTATCTTCATGTGACAATGTGATTGATGTTGGTAGTTATGGGGAGCATTTAATTGGGATTGATGCCAATAAACTACATTCTATTGATCCACTAATGTCAATTCCTGATTCTTTTCATGGAACATTTTCCGAATGGCTTAGTCGTAATCAAAACCTATATGGAACAATAGGTGTAGCAATTCTTGGTTTTGATATAGAGGGTGATGGAGAATATGAAGAACTACTATCTTTTTTAAAAGGAGTAGATACCATTGTGCTAGAATATGCTATGGAGTTTGAGCCATCAGTGCAACAATCAAAGCATTTAATGAGTCAAATTCCACATAAGGTTGAAACTGTAATCAATCTAGAGTTACCAGAAGTGAAAACAGAAGGTTTCCCAACATACAGTAAAAGAAAAATTACTATTTTGAAAAGAGGATAAATGTTAGTAGTAGATAAAAGAAAAGGCGATACAATGCCTCAACATGAGATTATTAAGACCCCAAGTCTTGGTCTTAACAGAGCTCTTGGTGGAGGTCTTTATACAGGTGCAACCCATCTATTTTGGGGAACGCCATCGGTTGGTAAAACAACTATGTGTTTCAGAATTATTGCAGAAGCCCAAAAAATGGGCTACAGGCCAGTAATTATTGATTCAGAATATTCTTATAGAGATGAATATGCAGCAAAGTGTGGAATTAACACAGAGGATGTTGTTATT